AAATAGATTCATTTAATACAGCATTTCCTTCTAAAATGAACATCTTATCATCATGCCAATAGCTATTGAAATTTTCGACACAAAAGTCAAATATACTTCTTTCAATGTAAAGACCACCCTTCTTGTCTACACCTAACTCGATAGGCTCAGAAAACTCTACAGAATTAACCCACTCCATCCCCCTTGTGTCAAACAGGTGTTGTGGGTTGGCTAGGTCATCGGTATAGAATATATCTATGTTAGAAGTGTCCGTGGTAATTGTCTCACCGTCGAGGTAGCCGAAGGCTAACAGGTCGAGGTTCTCATCAATGTCCTTAGGTATAGGGATCTCACCCTCTGCGGCACGCTTACAATCAGCTATAATAGACTCCTCGGTTCTCCCGTCAGCTATCATAGCAATCACCTCCTTAACCGCTCGTGGGGTTGATCCTCCACCTGTCCATTTCCCGTCCTCATCCCGTGGTTGGGTGGGGTCAAAACTCTTGGTCATTGCGATAGGCAGGACTAAATCCCCTGCCTCCCATGTAAATCTATTTCGTGTAGTCATATCGGTTAAGGTAAGTATGTGAGGTATATATCATAAATCTTTTCTGTTAGCGAGCTATGAGATGACGGGCTAAAGCTTTCGACCTGTCGAACCTCCTCCACCTTAAATTTGGCATCTCGGGGAAGTAGGATCTCTGCCTCGCTACGCATACCAGCTAGATCACGGTCATACATAGTTCCCTCCCCGTCCTCCGCTGCTTTAGCGTAGTGCTCATCTAATTGCTCGTGATGGTGTAGTCCCCTGATAGATTCAATAGGTGCGACCTTGGAACCTTTGGGTAGGCTGATATGCACCCTAGCGGTAACTGCATCCTTTTTGTCCTCTTCCCAGATCCTCTGCCAAGCCTCGTCACTGCGCTGCTCCGCGCCCGTCATAGTGCGGTAGAGGGAAGACTCCTTCGCCCCTTTCACATAATTATCTAACCTGTTATACGCCGCGCCGTAGAACGTGGACACATAACTCTTATCCTCTATGACTTGCCCTACGGAAGCTAGTAGCGACTCAGGAGACATGCCCTTAATGTAAGCTGCTCTAGTCACAACCATATCCTGCTCGATAGTATGAGCTAACCTACCTCTAGTTGCCTCATCTAACCGAGCGATCTTATCCATCGTATAATCAAGTTTCTCTTGGTCAACTACCTTGTGTCTGACTGTGGGGCGAAATAGGCTTCCCGTATGATACTCATACCCCTCACCCTCAGGGGGTAGTGGATAATTGCCTGTAGCCGCAACTGTCGCTCTGGTAGCTATATACTCGTCGTCATTACGATCCAACGCTCTAACCTCTTCCCACTTCATAGGCTTCTCCCCCTTACGTAACATACTGCTGTAATCACGATAGCCGAAGCCGTAGTAGTCGGACAGTGCGTGGTTGACTAGTTTGTTGGCTTTAATAGTCTCTGCCCATTGGTGCCTAGCACCTGTTTCAAACCATCGGTAGCCCTCCTCAGAGGTGGCCTCCGATTTAATTGGTGCGGTTAGATCGACCTCAGTGTATTTGAGTCCCGTATATTTTGCAACAACTTGCAAATGGTCAACACTATCCGTGTCATCGTTCACGTCCTCTCTGGAACTATTGTAATACATGCTCCACCAATCATTCTTAGCATCATCAGGATCAATCCACCCCTCCACCCACTCCTCAAACTCAGGAGTAACCTCTAGCGAGTATAGCATCCTCTTAGAATCGTCCAATAGCATTAGCCGCTTTACCTTAGGGTCTAACAACCTACTAATAAGCTCATTATCTACAGCACTAATACTGGCAGATATAAATACCTCAGTGCGGTTATCATACTGCTCTGCCGTTACTAGTGCCTCATCGTAAGCGTAGATGCCGCCCTCGTTCATGAGTATCTCACCAGAGTCGTCTAACACAGCGATAGCATCAGGTGCGTGCCCGTAGTTGCGGTATGACACTAGAGGCCACGTCGTCTTCATCTCCCCTTCAGTGAGTAACCTAAGTGATAGGACACTAGAAGTAAATTTTGCGTTAGGGAACATACCGTCGAACGTAGGGGCGGGAGTATTAGCCCCACCGTCTGTCCATCTTCCTCGGTTATCCCGTGGTTGGGAGGGGTCGAACGCTTTGTATATACTATCAGATTTGGGGTTGAAGCGTTCCGATAGGGGTATGAGTTTACCTTCATTATCACGGGTTACGGGATTAGTTGATTTGATCTGATTAGGGTGTAGCACAACGTAAGTGTCCTGTGTGGGGTTATCATAACCAGTAGCTAAGGGCGCATCCTTTACATTCCTAACAATCACACCATCATACCCGTATTGTCTGGCAAATTTCCCCAACCAGTCTACATCATCTCTTGACCCGTTCAAATCTCCCACCCTATCAATAGTGGGCTGTTCAGTATTCCCAGACAAATCAGGAGTTAGCCCCAAGGCCAAACCAATACGATTCAATAGCTCCTCATCCAACTTATACTTCTCGTTTCGTGCAGTGATATAGGCTTCGGATATATCCGATAATATCTTGGCATCAACTAAATCGCTCCACCCTTTACCTTGGGCGTCAACTACGAGGGGGTTGTTTAGTTTTAACCTAACAGCGTAGACCTGCTCACCGTAACTGGAAGCAAGACTCTCTAAAGAAGAAAAGAAAGCTGCCCCCCGCTCTTGGTGGGTGTTGAATACGTAGAACTCCCCATCGGTGTAGGCGTTCGCATTTGTTCCGTGATACACCTCGGGGCTAACATACCCCGCCTCCTGTGCAGCCTTGTCCACCATACGTTGAGCCTCCTCCATGTCCCCAGCTTCTACTGCGGTTAGGTATGCGGAGTCAACACTAGCCCAACGGCCTCGGGAGTCTCTTGGTTGGTTTGTATTAAATGACTTATTGATGTTGTTAGACTTAGAATCAAACCTCTCGGAAAGTGGTATAACTTTACCTTCACTGTCGTAGGTAACGGGGTCGGCACTCTTAATCTGGCTTGGGTTGAACACAACTCTTGATTCCCCCATCTCTCGCAGCTCTGCCGCTGCTGGTTCTTGAATAAGAGCACTATTATACCCAAGAGCTGTTAAGTCCTTAATAAACTTGTCCCCATATTCATCATCGAATAACTCCCATGTTTCAAGAGAGTTAAATTCATCTTCGTCCCACCCCTTTGTATTGATCAACAAATCATCAACCGTTCTGTCCCGTGTTGCAAAATTGGCGACTTTTCCCGTTTTCAGAAATACAGGAATGGTTTTACTTCCAAAGGTTTCAGCATGTAACTCATCTTCACTAAAAAAGAAACCTCTCCTTTTCACTTCGTATGTAGAAAACATAGTAGTTGCGTATCCTCCTCTTTCCTCAAAGATTTCTATTTTATTTTTATCGGAAGTTCCGTGATAAGCCTTCACGTCATACCCAGCAGCGTTAGCTGCCTCGTCAACCATATCCTGCGCTTTCTTAATATCCCCAGACTCTACTGCTGTTAGATACTCAGCATCCTCGGCCTCAACTTCATCCGTCCACCGTCCCCGCTCATCACGAGGTTGCAGTTTATTAAAACTTTTGCAAGACCTTGCAACTCCCTTTGTGTAAAGCTTACAGGTAATCGACTTGAACCTGTCCTGCCCTTGAGTTACGGCGGCGGCAAGCTCGGGAGTGATAGTTACCTTATGGAAGTCAACATATTGGCTATACTCCTCAATACTCTTTGGATACCTAGGATCGGTATTTAGCATGGCTCTACCCGTTAGCGATAGTGGTCGGTGAAGCATAGCGTTGCGTGCCGACGCTGCGTTAGGGTAAGCCTCTGATACTCTCGTGCCATTGCCATCCAATACATACCATACGGTTTTACCTTGTAGTTTACCATCTTCGACCTTGCCCCCTAGCCCCCTAACGTATTCGTCAATGGAGTTCACTAGTATGTCATCGTAGAAGCTCTCGAAACCTTCCTTGCGTGGCATACTAACCCCACTAGGCTCGGTCTGCATCCTAGCCCATATCTTCTTAGCTAAACCCTTAGCGTCTTCTGGGTTTTCCATGATAGGCTCTAACGCTTTCCTTAATAGGTTCTCGCTGGACACTACTCTGCCTCCCTCAAAATTAAGATTATGCTCGTTAGCCATAGCCTCTAGGTCTATATCACCTGCGTGCCCACCCACCTGCTTCGTAGTATTAACTAACCAAGTCGGGATATGACCACCACCGTTGACAGCCTTCCACTTAATAAGCTCTGTGCCCCAGCGGTCGTAGTGCATCTTACCATTAGATACACCTACCCAGTCCTTACCTTCGGCTACGGCATCACGTAGTGCTAACTTGAACATAGCCTTGCCCCACTCCGAGGATGATCGGAACGGTGCGTCTGGTATGGTGCCCTGAGTAATAGCAGTTAGCTGGTTAGCCTCCTTAACGGCATCCTTCTTCAATCTAATTAAGAGGTTATACTCCTCGTCTTCTCTAATTAGTTTATTATAACCATCAAAGGTGACCTGCTCCTCGGCAACCAAATCAGACAGTAACAGTGGTAGTCCGTTGTCCAATCGTATATCTCGTAGTTTGTCCTCTATAGCTACGTTAAATGTGGCTATATCTGCGTTCACCCTATCAAGCCTAGCAATGCTAGCGTCTGGTTGCCTATAACCATCTGCCCGACCTGCTTGGTGCCTATCCGATTGTATCTCCTCAATGAAGATACCTTCCTCCTCATCCTGATCTACGTGATCCTTTAAGCGCATGTGCGCTACGTAGTTAGGCACATCACTAAAGTGGGTAGAGGTGTATGCCTGTTCTTTTGCTTCCCTTCTCTGCTTCTCATATACGTTAATGCCCTCAGCCGACTCCACGCTGCTTGCTCGGTTTTCAGCCAAGTCTATGTAGTCATCATCCTTGAACTCAGTTCGCCAATACCCTGTGCCAAGCTGGACAGTGCTGGTTACTTCTACTGAGTAGTCGGTAGCCCTCGGGGGTAGTGTTAGGACTACCTCACGGTAGTTCTCCCCACCATAAGATGTGTATTGTTCATATTGAGCATCTACAACATCATCTCGCCTCCCCTGTAACTCCTCAACTGCACTAACTACATCATCAGTTGGGGCAGCGTTATACCCCGACTGTTCCATGAGTGTAGCAGACTCATCAAACCTAATGTAGGCATCTGCGTAGTTACCCTCTCCTAACAATATCTTACCGCTCTCAAAAGCCTCATTACCTCTTGTACGCATATACTCATCAACATAACTATCATCATCAACCTCCTCGTAATAGTGTGCTTCATCCCTAGCCTTAATAAGAGCATATATGTGTTGTATCTCTTCGGCGGTAATATTATATGTGCCACCTAACTGCTCCTCACCAAATACCACCTCGCCTTCTTCCCGCATGAACCGCTCCAACTTGGAACGCGTAACCTTATCCCCCATAAGCTCAACTGCATTTTGGATGTTAGACCACTTAATCTCATCGTCTTTGACTTGGTGTGCTTTGAGCATCCGCTGTATCTGATCCCAAGGGGTTATAACACGCCTAGGTGTATCCTTCTCCTTACGTGCGGGGATTTCCTTGATCACATTGCCCTCTTTGTCCCTGATCGTCTTAGCTGGGAAGCTACGCCCTACTACGGCAGGGAGCACGATAGGGGGTATCACATTAGGCAGCTTGTCTTTGATGGTGTTGGTTAGGTGAGACACAAACTCCTTTACCCACTGGCCAGCATTAGGTTGACCTTTAGGTATGCGTTGTTGACTCGGATTGTATGACTTATCCCCGTAGTTAGCCCTTTGAAAGTCCTTAGGGTCAATACGCTCCCCGTCTGGGTCAATGATAGTAAGCACCTCTAACGGGACTCTACCTTCGATTACCAGTGTATCTGAGCTTACCCCATAATTAGCGTCATCAGATTCGTATCCATCATCCTCTACTCCCAAGGCGTTGAGGGCTGCTCGCTGTCTGATGTTGGTCTCTGTATTACCATCTAAAATAAATGTAATCTCAGGGTTGATCTCCTTAAGCTTGGTTAGGTCTATTTCGATATTCCAATCACCGTAACTACCCAACTCGTCTAAATTAGGGGTAGTGAATACCCCTACTGTGAAGGTGTTGATTATACCCGTCCCACGACCTGTATCCATGTAGCCGTCTGCTAGGATACCCTCTACCCCCTCTAACGTGGTGCCGTGGTAGGTAGTGCCGCTTACATCACTAGGAAACATTCCCCATGCCTCTGTGTAAACCTCGGGATAGTAGGTATAAAGCTCAGCCTCATCACTAACCCATTCCCGCTTAAAGTCCTCCTCATAAAGATCCTCAATCTCCTCTGGGTCTAAACCCTCCTTTAGCTCGGCCAAAGCCTCCGCGTAATCGGCGTGTATCCTATCCTCGGGGTTAGTAGACGCTGGGGTATGTGCCCCCGCATTGGGTTCTCTGCGTATATCGTCGGACATCTCGTTAGGGTCGTAACTAGTAGGTTGCCTAACGAACCCAAACTTAGCATACCAGTCAAATAACTGATCTGCGCTCAATCCGTCTTCCCCTTGCGGTGATACTGAGGCATCCATAGGCATATCATATTTATCAGCACCGTCGATCAACTGCTGTAATACTCTGCCGCCGTGCCCTTCGTTCTTACGTGCTGAGTAAATGAAGGCCAAGTGCCATAGCTTGCCCCACCCTGATCCTTCGTTGTGTGCTCGTATCTCTAACGTAACCCCATCATTATTGAAGTAGAAGCTGTTATCCCCTCGGTAGAAGAAGCCCATATCCGTTAGGTGCTGCGCTAAGGACTCACGCCCCGATAGCTTAGGCACGCTACCCCCACCTCCCCCAGCTGTCCAACGCCCCATCTCATCTCGGGGTTGCGAAGGATCGAAAGTCTTGGCATTAGTATTGGTTACTCGTATCTTAGAGCTGTCACCTAACACGTAACACGTCCCAGAGCCTTCAAGCCCTGAGTTATTCTCATACTCTATACCATCATAACCAAGCTCGGCTAGTAGTCGCCAAAACTCACGTTGCCGCTCAAGGTGTGTATTAAACTTATCAAAAGCGGTGGGAAGCTCCATAAGCTCCCAGACAAGTTTACTCTGTGTGATTGCCCAAGGCTCATCTACGTTGTCCTTTGTTAGTTTGGGTAGATTAGCCGTGATCTCCGATACCACCTCATCCATTTGCCATGATCCCATATCTGGGAGTTTAATAGGATTAGTTAGGTCAAGATAAGCAATGATAACTCTGCCCCTATTAAGATGTCTACCATAGGAGTGAGCAACCGCTCTCGCCATGCTGTAGGTGCCAAAGTGGTGCCCTAAGTCGAACTGCTTCGCTAGATCAAATTCTTGGAAGTCAGCTAACGTCCCGTGGTAGACTGGGCCAACACCACGAGTCCATTTCCCGTCCTCGTCTCTGGGTTGGGTGTTATCAAAAGTTTTAACAATTATGCCCTCGTAGTCCCTGCCTCGGTAGAACGCCCTAACGGAGTCCAACGCTTCGTCTACTACATACTCCGACGTGATCTCAAATGAGGCGCGGCGTGCTTCACTGTAGCCATCCTCCCCCGCTACTTCGGCATCTAGGTAGACCGTGGTATGTGCGGCAATTTGTTGTATAACTGAAGCCTGTGCCCGTGTAGGAGGTAGACGTAAGGACACTGCCCCCGATGAATAGTCGAAGCGCATGACTCCTGTGTTCATGATGGCAACCATACCCTCCGTGCCGCTAGGTGAGTTAGGGAAACTTACCTCACGATGATCTACTGACCTGCTACGTCCATCGTATGTCATGGATAGCATACGACCATCGGCTAGAGCGTAGCCCGAAGTCTGTATGTTACCCTCACCCCTATCCATAATCAGCCAATCGTTCATACGCATCTCAGTGATGAACGTGTCTGCCTCGGTATCATCCTCGTGCTCGTCCACCAACTCACTGAAATACCGATTATTGAAATGCTCCCCCGTTACACCGTCTAGGTAGTCGTTAGTGTAGCTCTCAACCGTAGACATTAACTCAGAGGATAACCTACCATTCTCTTCCGCCTTCGTCAGTAGCTCAACCTTAGCATTAGTCTGTGGGATAGTGTCACCCTTAGTCCCCGTAAACTCGTAGGTGATCATAGGGTTAATATGCCCGTCATAAAGGGTGTCAACGGGGTCGGGGGGCTTCTCCTCATTGGCAGGAATGTCATCCTCAAATAGATAGTCGTAAGATCCGTCATGCTTTACAAAGACAGGAATTGCACCGTTAGGAAACCCTAACCTCTCAGCTATAAGCGCATGATTATCTGTAGGCTTCTCACCCTCATGAAGGACTCCATCGACCAGCATACCTACCCCGCGATAGTCACTAACTTTATCGGGGTTTACCTCAAAGTCCTCACTACTTGCCCCTGAAGGAGCAACCCCTGCACCGCTCGTCCAACGTCCACTTTCGTCCCTTGGCTGCGATGGCTTGAATTTCTTAACTCTTAAAATTTTCATGTGATATTGTTTGTCTTAGTTATTTGCAAGGTCGTGCAATTATGCGTTCCAATCGTGGGGGATGTCTACGATACCTCCCCGTGCTTTGATCTCATCTATTTCCAGTTTTATTTGTGGGTCTAACTCCTGCACCTTAGATTCCATGCCTAACGAGTAGTCGATCATGGCTTGTTCTACGTTGTAAGGTAGTTTAGTCACGGACTTACCGACGACCGAGGGCTGCTCTAACGCTTTAGCTAAGAACTTCTTCCATAGCACACTGTCATGCACCTTGAACTCGTCTGATCCTTTGGAGGTTAGGATAACTACTGAGTCGCCTGTCTGGTTATCGGTGTCCCATACATTCAACGTATCAAACAAGCCCTCAGCGGCAACGATAGGTAGCAGTTGCGAAACGTGAGAGTGGACGTTAGCAACATAGGTAGGTGGGATCATCCTACCCGTCCTATCAAATCGTGCTAGGTTACGCTCAAGTGCCAGCTCGGTTGAGCAACTAACATAATTGGCGTAGACTGGTCGTGTGCCACCGTTCCCTACCCGCTCTATAGTCTTCCTAATGTTACTAAGTCCCGTGTTACCTGTAGCGTCTAGCAATATATTCTTATCTTGGGATACCGACTCCCGTGTTAGCTCCCTAGCTAAATATACTGATTCTCCGTGGACAAAGGTTGCTAATGTGGGGTCTTTCTTCTCCACACTATCCATAAACTCAGGTAATAGCCCCTTAATATCATCGCAGTTCACATCAACCATGTTGTTAGGCACCGACTGCATCTTACCTGAGTAGCGGAGGGTGCTCTTACCTGCCCCCGAACCTCCCCCCATGAGGTATGACTCTGGTTCTCTTACCGAAGTAGTGCCTACCGTAAAGTATTCTTTAATCAACGTATGCAACGCCTCACGCTCAGGGGTGTATCCCTCCCCGTTAGGGTTCTTGTATTGCTCTGAGGTTATCTTAGCGTCAGGGAAGGGTGGCTTGTGTTCCCACTTACGCAACATGAGCTGTAACTCACCCCGCACCTTTGCCTGTAAATCTTTACGTTTCTTATGGTCATACTTCTGGTCATAGTCTAACTCATCGGTGAAGCGTCCACGGCTGTCCCTCCTTTGGTTGGGGTTGAACCTCTTATAGATACTATCAGAGTTAGTATCAAACCTTTTCGATAATGGGATAACTTTACCCTCACTATCGTAAGTTATTGGCTCAGCGGATTTAATCTGATTCGGCTCAAACACCGCATAGGTCTCGTAGTCACCTAACAAGCTATACGACTCCATGAACCCTACGCCAGTATACCCAGCATCGGATATAGCCTTCCGTAAGGCAGTATCGTGCTTACGGAAAAGCTGCCACACCTGCTTTCGTGTAGCCTCTATTCCCTCGGGTATTTTAACTCCTTGATCCTCTAACGCTTTCAGTGCCTCTGCTTGCCTGTAGGGTTGCACTGAACGTAGATCAACTAGTTTACCCATCACCCGTAGTCGTCGCACCTCACCATCCGCACCAGCGTAGACCTTAGCCAACCCCTCATCCTCGGTCAGGAAGAAACCAAAGTTGTTAGCCTCCCCTTCCGATCTGTCTATATTAGGGTTACGCTCACCAAGCTTATACACATCACCTAAATCCTTTTCTCCACCTTGGTATAGGACTACCCCATACCCTGCCTTCTTAGCATAGGTGTTAACCATGCGCTGCTGAGCTTGTGTATCGCCCGATTTAACAGCGGCTAAATACGCCCTGTCTACGCTTGCCCAACGTCCCCGCTCATCACGAGGTTGGTTTGCATTAAATAGCTTCTGGTCGAACCACTTTGCTAGCTTTGTCCTAAGCTCATCAAAGTTGAAGTCTAAACTAAATTTATAGGCACCCTTATCCGTAGTCTCAACCTCACTGTAAAAGTCATCGAAGTCTTCCGCATCTATGAGTCCCTCACCATAATGATATTTACCCTCGTTATCCCCTGTGGTAAATATCATTTCATACTTCCCGTGTTGCGCGTAAATAACAGAATCCTGATGCAGGTCGTGCCCCATCTCCATCAACTCTTTGCGTCCTGCCTCATGGCACATGACCAGAAAGCTATCCTCCTTACCACCATAATGCCCTTCGGTGTTAGTGTATTTGAATCCTTTATGAATAAGATCCTTTTTGAGCTTGGCGTAGCGTTCATCAATTTGATCATCCGAGAGCTTCTTATCGGCAGAGCTGTTAGGGTTACGACCACCAGACACAAAGCCGTAGATGCCGTCCTTTAGGATACGCCCTAACTCTTGCTTACTTAGCTTCACCTCACCCCCCTTGTCTGGCCCACGTCTGCGCACCTTGGCATAGAGTGCCTTGGGAATATAACTACCTAGGGCTGTCCAACGTCCACGGCTATCACGCTCCTGTGTAGGGTCAAAGATTTTGATACCGCATGAAGCTCCCCAGCACGCAAGCTTTTTAGCCCACACCGCTTGCGGGATACCCCACTCCTTACAGAAAGCTAACGAGTGCTTCAGCACCTCATCAATACTCATGTCCACACGCTTAATGTCAATATCCACATCACCACTCTTACCATCATCAGCATCCTGAGTAATCTTAGCTGCCCACCTGTGATGCCCGTCGATCACGTAGTCGTCTCTACTGACAAATATAGACCCGTTAGGTAGTGTCCCTGCGATCATAGCACCGTAGATACCTGCTACTTTACTGCCTTGAAGCTCAGTTTGGGTGGCCTTAAGATTGGCGGCGGGGTAGGCACCGCGAGTCACCTTCACCGAGCTGTCATTTAGGTGCTGGATGTATAGCTCACCTAGATCAACCTCGCCCTTCTTATTCTTAGGGAGCTTGTCAGCCTTTGAGCCTTTGAGTGGCTTACCCGATAACTGAGGCATACCTATGCGTGGGATGCCTTTGTTAGTTACACAGAATACGTTAGTGTGCTTGACCGTAACCTTACATAGATTAAACTCAGGTGCCTTGTCGCCCTTCTTTACTGATTCCCTTACGATACCAGCAATCTTATCCACTAGGGTGCTAACACCTTTATAATTTTTAAGCTCTACATGCATACCATCCTGAATGGCCGTGCAAGCATCGTCTAACGAATCAGGCAAGAAAGGATCTGCTTTGGTGCCCTTGCCCTTGCCCTTGGGTGCAGGTAATTTATCCTCGTCCTTCTTAGGTTTGGGTTTATCCTTACCCGCCTCATAAGCAGCAATAGCCTCCTCTACTGTTTGTCCCTCTTCAATAAATACCCGCCGCCCCCTAACTGTGCGCCATACGCCCTTGCCTCCCACACACTTCAAATCTGCGTAAGCGTTAGGGTGCGTGTTTACAAACCCGAAGGCATCAGGATCAAGTAGTAATTGTGTGATGTCACGAGTATCCTCGTCATCCCCGAAGTCGGGGAATATAAATGAGTCAAAGAAGTTGGTTAGTGAGTCTACCTTAACCATCCCATTAGCTCCCTTGCTATAGATAGGCTGCACTGGCTTGATGCCATCCCCCCAATCACGCCACACCACGGGATTAATATACGTTGAGTAAACCATATCAGGGGAATCATTAAGCACCTCCCCTGCTATCTCACATGCCAGTTGTTTGAGGGCTAAGGCTTCGGCTCGGGTCTTAGGTGCCTTGCGCCGTTTAAGTGTGTTGACTACGGCGTTAGTTGCCCACCAGTGACGGTAGACATGCGCATGGACGTCCTTAGCGTGCTCCTTGCCTACCACTTTGTCCATGTAAGCGTTTACAGTATCCGAAGTAGTCTTGAAAAGTCTCTCCCCCGCCTTCTTATCACGCCCTGCCTTATCTATTAGGGCTACCCGTATGACTGACGCCAGTTTTGCGCTTGTATAAGACTTATTCCACCGTGCGCCTCCCTTACCCATAAAATCTAACTTGACTACCTTACCCCTCACCGAGACATGGCGAGCAAGTAGATCAGTAGCACCAAAAGTTTTTCTCTTAGTAGCACCACGGCCACTACCAACTCTAATCGCTGTTTGATCCATGAGAAAAGTAACTTGCGCGGCAGGAGAACCATTCATGGCGTCCTTATATGACTGCGCCTGTAGTTTAGGTTTCAAGCCGTCAAATATCCGAAGCTTGTTAAACTTTGCCTTGTAAGCTTTGACCTTATGCTCATGTGAGTATATCCACTTCAGTGTTCCAACCTTATTTTGTTTGGTTATCCAAGGGTAGGCCACGGCCAGTAGTCCCCCTTTAGGGTCTGGGTTAAGTCTCACCCCAACCATGCCCTTGTGTATTTCTTTGATAGCGTTGATCCGTTCTTGGTCATCAGTAGGCATAGGCTTACCAGATTCGCCGTCTAACCAAAGCTCTTGATCCTTATCATAGTATGCCCCTGCACCTATCCCCCCGTAAGAAGTCCATTTACCCAAACTGTCACGGGCTTGTGTTGGATCAAATTTCTTAGCTAACACCTGTGTAAGTTCTGTGTAGCAATCAGTAAGTCCGTGATCGGTGCCATTACTGAGGATGCTCTTTACCTTACTAATTAGACTGATTAACTTTGCTCTCATAACTGCTGGGAGGCTACAGGAGAAATAAGCTGTAGTCAACCAACCACTCAATGACGGTTCAGTTGAGCTATGTTCTCCATACCCACTGCCTCCCTGTCAGTGTAGCGTAGGGACTCGGGATCATCCTTGTGCCCTATACCAGCTGTGTTCCCTAACGGAAGAGTAGGCACTGTGCCATCATTATTCCTAAACCCAGTAGGCACCCAACTACCTGTATGGTTGATATGAAACTCCACCAAGCGCAGATCGGCTACGGGCACGTTCTGTATGGCGCATGTATGGAAGCCTCTATATGTGGGTGAGGCATCCTCTACTGCTTGGCACCCGTAAACGCTGCAATGGGTAACGGATAGGCTCTCCTCAAAGCTCATAATCTGCCCCTCGTTGGCTGCGTTGCTTAACTCAGTCCTAACGATGGTTGGGATTCTATTCGTGGCGATGTAAGGAAAGTTGTCCTCCACGACCTTGATAATCTCCCCCATAGTCGAGCCTTTCTTGATCTCGCGCTTGAACACCATCCGTAATCTGTCCCTAGTAGTCGCGTTGATACGTGTCACCTTCTCACATATCTCAGCCGCACGCTTGTTGATGCGTTGTGATTGTTGTCTAGCAGTCGGGAGGGGAGGTGGCGCGACCTCGGGGGTAGTGTGATAGGCTACAGGGATCAACTCGTTAATGCCCTCATCCCCTTCCCCAGTTAGGTATTGTGGTGGCATCGGGGGTGGGACTACAACTTTAGTCTTAGTAAAAATATGATCAATGACAGACTGGACACTAGGCTGAAACGCCCTAATCGTCCGTGCCACGATGCCTAGGTTGCTGTCCCCTAGCACTTCTGTGATCACGTCCTCCCATAACCCCTCCGAGTCATCGGGGACGTTGAGGGCTAACACTACTTGAAGGATGCTACCACCTAGGCTCTTTGTCCCGACCTGTTTGTTTACCTTGGCAGCGAACAAGGCTAACACCTCGGCTACCTGTTCACGCATAAGCCTCTCCACTGAGGTTGATAGGGATGTTGCATTCTCACGTATAGCGAGACGCCTAATGGCTAGCACATCCTTAATCAGCTTCTTACCCTCCTCGGTCTGGAAGGTCTGCTGTGTCCACCCACCATCAGGAACCTTGCTACCACGGAACCGATTAAACACGGCTACGGGGCGCAGGTTGATTCTGCTAGTCTCGTGGACTTTAGGTAATGACGTGAGGAATGGCATGGGTATTATTCCTTCTTTTCGATAGGCTCGGTCTTGGGTTGCTTAGGCTTCTTATCGGGATCATCCTTCCTAGAATCATCCTTCTTATCGTCCTCAGACTCTTTAGCCTCTTTAGGGGGTTTATTAGGTTTCTGGTTAGGCGGGACACCACCCACCAGCTTATCTATATCACCATCCTGCGGGGCACCTCCCATACCTGCCATGTCGATAGGCACGAGTCCTTGGGGCACGAGGAACTCATCCATCATAGGCTTACCTTTGACCTCCTCTAACTTACACTGCCTCCTAAGCTCGTTACGGGTCATTGCCCCTTTATCCACTAACGGAGAATACTCTGCTACAATAGAGCCGATGTCAGTCATACCACCCAACTCGTAAGCGAGCTTTAGGGCTGGGTCGTAGTTACGTGTGAGGGTCTTACCTGAGTTAAGCTTATTACACAACAAATCTAACATAGGTTTGACCGTCCACTTTTTGAAGTGGATGCTGTCCTGTTTAGCCGTTGCGAAGTTAGCGGCTGACTCAACCCCTGCTACGGATAAAGGAACGCCGTGTAGGGTGTAGATATTTTTCACAGTCAGCTCACTGCGTTGCATGGTCTGTAACTCTCCAGGTGTTAGACCCATCTTAATATACGACCAGTCCCCATTAAGGAATGCCGTCTTACCAGTGTTATCTAATCCCTCATATTCCTCTTTCCATTTGGAGGTAAAGCGTGACCACTCATCAGGGTCTTCCACTTCCTCCGCCCTCGTTAGGATACCACTAGGCACCCCTCCTTTTGCTAGGTAGTTACCTTCAAGTGAGTTGCGGTTGATATAGTCCTCAAACATCATCTCACCTGCCTCTAAATCACCTAGCCCAAATATAACATCGTTAGTGTGGGGTAACTTAAAGTGTATCATCTCGTCCTGTTCGATTTCAATCGTGCGACCATTTACTCTGTAGAGATATTGCCCCACTCGGGTATCCTTATTAGGGACAATCTCAATATACTGGGGAAGTAGCGGATAGAGCGCGGAGGGTTGCCCCTTGCCGTTGATCTCATCTTTTAGCCAATAGGCATTACCCGTGTATTTCAGATGGAATGGCCACACGGCTAACAGCTCCTCCCACGAATCAACGGGGTTAGGCTCTACCATGAGTTTGAGTAGAGGGTGGTTATCGTCGTCAACTAACTTGTCCTTCTTGAGGACTTTAAACGTGGTAGACGTGAGGGCTTTGGATATAACGGATACGGCGTGGTGACTAGCCCATAACTTACTAGTCCCAGCGTTCTGGTAAGAGTCGTAGTCCTTCAATTTGGTTAGTTTGAAGTCCGATACGAACTCAATCCACGGTCTGGCTTTTATGTTAGGTGCGGAGTTGGCAGCTTTATATGCCTGAGCAACTACGTCTCTCCGCTCGTCCAGTGAGGTGACGATTCCTCTAGGTGCGGTTTTGGATGTTTTAATGAACGGAAATTTCATAGCTGGGGGAGTGTATCATTGGTTGTGGGTGTAGTCGAGGGGTTGATTAGTGTCGGACATACAGGCATTTAGTCTCATCAATAATCAGCACCTCCTGTCCCCCTATGGTGAGGAATGTGCCAAGGTGTGAGGGGAAGCCCACTGTGTCTCCTATACTAACGTCCTCCACCTTATCTCCTACGCTGGTAGCGATGCCTTCCGTCTCTGCCTCGGAGTGTTGCATGGGTAATGCTATGCCCCCAGCACTAACGCTTTGACGTTCCGATACTCTGATTACTATGTTCCTATTTATGGCTGATAATGTCATGGCGGGAGTGTGGTCTAATTATTGGTATATGTCAATTTGCAAGATCGTGCAGATTACCCAAGCAGTAACGTCTTCTTCTGGAATAACGACTCGTAGCCGATGGTGATGCCATCCATCTGATCATCGTGTTTACCCTCGGGGAATGTTAGCATCTCGGAGATCATGACCTTATTCCAGCGTCCCCTAACTACCGTCACCTTACCTGCCTCTACGAGGTTGATCCAACCTTGCGCACGCATGAGTTTTGAGGATTGGTTCTTGGTGCCCTTGTTCTTCGGATTACGTTTCTCCACGGTGATGTTACCTATAAGCATCTCACGGGTCTCACGCAGGGCTATATCGAATCCTGATACTGCCTCCATACCGATGCGAGTAACTCCATAGCGGTCTGCGTCAGCTAACGATACCGATTTAATTCTGGACTTGAGCTTAGTCCAGTTAAGCTTGTCGTGGAACATATCCAAGATAAAAAACTCGGGGAGCGGTGGGGGTAGTCCTTGGCGTCTGTGCTCGGCTATCAACTCCGCATCGCAGGGGATACCCCCAACTAACGCACCCGCTGACCAATCCGAAGTCTGCTTCTCGGTTAGGGCTAGATCCCACCCCCGAACAATAGTAAGGGCATCCCAAGGTATGTCGTCGTGGTCAACGATATTAAGTTGGGCGATGTCGATAATGTTAGTCGAGGCGGATACTGGCTGGCACTGATACTGACTCAACCACTCGTATGACGGTATGACAGCTTTGACTGCATTAAGGAACTTCTCGTTTCGCACCTCGGGAAAAAGGGCTTCCCCAGCCCCCCTACCTAACGGGTCATCGTCACCCTCGGCCACGGCCTTGAGTGAGGTAATGGTAAACACCTCCTCCTCGGCGTCCTGTGTTATTAAATCCTCAACATAGTCTGGGTCGGTTAGGGTTCCAATTAAATCCTCTGGGTGGAAACGTGTGCCAATGATGAATATAGAGCCATCAGGCGTCATACGGGTAACACAGTCACCAAAATACCACTGGGCAACTCGCTCACGTTGGACAATAGACTCAGCCTCAGAACGCCCAGCGTGGGGGTCATCCACAATGAGGTAGTCCACCTTACGTCCTGTTAGCTTAGAGCCAACTGACTTGGCAATTACCCCACTGCCGTTAGTGGTCATCCAGTTGGTTACTTGGGCGTGCCCTTTGTCGAGTTTTACATCAGGGAACACAAGCTGATACAGTGGATCTTCTATCCTATCCCGTATAGCACGAGAGAAGTCAGTTGTTAGCCCGTAAGAGTAGCCTGTGATAGCTACCTGCGTATCAGGGAATCGCCCTACCAGCCAGCTAGCAGCCTCGACCGATAGTATAGTGGATTTTCCGTGCTGGGGCGGGACGGATACCGCGTTGCGTTTACCTAGCTCCCCATCTACCACACCCTGCACGAGTCCAATCATAAAGCGGTGAAGCTCCCCCATGATAAACTTCTCGTCTCGCCTAAACAAAGATACATAGGAAAGGAAATCGTGGCTAGCCTGTTTGACTAACCATTCTACGGACTCCGCATACTCTACGTCCCCCATTGCTTCGGCTTCGGCTTCCATTATATCTAACTACTCTGTTGATCGCTGTGCTTCTTCTTTAGTGCGTTTAGTGCCTTAGTAGCTTTACCTCCACCACCGACGATCTTACCGACGATGTTAGCTATCCCAGCAGGTGGAAGCTCGTTCATGCAGTGAGAGACACCGAGTGCCCCTCCTATCTTGAGTTCACCGCCGTTAGCCCCTGTTAATTCTTGACGCTCTACGTAGCCGCGATGTTTAAGTTTAGTTTTGGCGTAGAATATCATCATGGCTGGTTGCTTCTCGCGGATAGCTTGTAGCATCTGATACTCAACAAAGTCACCAGTGTCCTCGTTCACATCCTCTACGGCCTGCTTGTATTCGGGGTCATCCCGCATCCAATTGTAGTGGGTCTTACGGCTGATGCCTATCTGTTTGGTTGCACGCTGCACCGTCCCCATGGATAGGCTTAGTGCGATAATCATACGCTCCTTCTTGCGGGTCTGGTGCTCATTGAACAACACACGCTCACCTACTAGAGGCTCGACCAACACCTTAGCCGTAGACCTACGCACGATACGCCTAGGCACCTTCCTAACTGTTTTCTTCTTTGCTTTCTTTTTCATGGTTCTATACGGGTAATGGTTCTATACGGAGTAGGAGGGTAGATTGTGCCACTGGTCTGCGCCCCAGAGAAATACAAGGCTGATAGGAGGGGAAGTAAACGTATCATGGTATTATTTCTTATAAGGGTTAATGGTTTGCACGACCTTGCAATTACTCACAGGACTCTGACTAGCTGTCTTGTTACCCCCTAATGTAGTTTGGGTGACTGTTAGGTTACAGCCTTTGGCGTGCTTGGGGAAAAGCGTGTTGCCTTTACGGGCAACATACCACCACGAGGCTTTACCCTCCTGTAATACGAAAGCCTGTAAGTAATCGTCTTGCCTAGCCCTAAGCTTCACTGTAGCCCCTAACGGGAACCCAGTTAATCGTAGTTTGTGTAGGTCGTCGGGGATGCCGAAGACCATATCTGATTCACCATATGTTATTGCTGCCATATTATCCTATTGCTGTTATGTGAGCATAGGGTAATAGCAGTAAGGTGGTTTGGTCAAGTTAAAACTAATCCCTACGCTGGGGCAGAGCTTACCAGTCGGCATTTGATCCTCGGGTATCTATATGCACGAAGGTCGGGTATTTACCTAACCCACCTTTAAACACCCCAGCATCGCGCCAGCGCATGAGGAGTTTATACACCTTAGAGGGTGAGGTATCAGCTACCTGTATATCACATGCAGTAAACTCTTTATGTTGGGAATGTTTAGCTCCCCCGCAAGCGCGGTTATACTCTGTGGCTCGGTATGTAGATGTTAGGGTTACAGATTTACCGAAGTGCGCCCTAAGCTGATCGAGGACTTGCATGGTAGGGACGATGTTCTGCCATTTACTTTTTGGTGGGATACCTGCACGTCCCCCACTGTTAGTTCTTTGGGAGTAAGCAACGAACTCAGAGCCTCGAAAATGTCGGAGTTGTAAATCATCTATAAAAAATGTGTAGGCTTGTTCTTTAGTGGTCATAGTGTTTATTTATTTATTTATTGGTTAGGTGAGCTGGTATGGTGTATGGGGTAAAATACGTCTTCTTTCTTCCGCCAAAACATCCAGCCGAACGCACGGACGGCTGAGTAAAATAATTGAGCCGCAATCCATGGTGCGCCGTAGTGAATCATTAGACGCTTAAATGTTAGATCAGCGACTGAGCGGTTTGACCAGTCGAGATTGCGAGATTTTGAGTAGAGCCAGTCATGTAGAATGGCCGCGAAAATTAGTGTGGGGTAGGCTAGGAATAGTTTTCTGAACAGCTTCTTGAGCCAACCTACCAT